GGCTACACCAGCAACTGCTGCAAGTGGTATGACCTTTATTAATCGGACATCATTTTCAGCCGTAGCAAGTCAAACTTTTGATTCCGTTTTTTCAAGTACCTATGAAACTTATGTGATTGTGGCTGAAAATATATTTTGTAGCACGGGAACAAATGATGTGCAATTCCAATGGCGTTACAGTGGCACAACGGAAAACACAGGTTATTACGGCAGCACCACGCAATTTTTTACATCAACACTTTATCAAAATTCAAGTAATACGGCAGAGTTTACTTTGGCACAACAAGTCGGTACAAGTTCCCAGCCAGGTGCTTTTTCTGCTTGGGTCACAAACGCTGGACAGGCTGGAAATGCTGCAATTCACGGCACGGGTATTGAAGGACAAACACCAGGCGGTGCGTTTGTTTTTGGTTGTTTTCAATTTACATCTCGGACTTACACAGGATTTTTGCTTAAAACGCCAACAGGCACAATGTCAGGCGATATTTCTATCTACGGATTGGCGAAAGCATAATGACAAACGAAACAATCGGAATATACGACCACGCAACAGGTGAAAACGAAGTGCGTGAAATGACAGATTCTGAGCAGGCAATCAGAGATGCCGAAGTGGCAGAATCGGTGGCAGCAAAAGCGGCTAAGGCTGCAGAAGCCGAAGCGGTTGCACAAGCCAAAATTGCTGCTGCTGCTAAACTCACTGCACTTGGTATTGACCCAAAGGCACTTGGGCTATAAGTGGAACACTTGACTAAGATGTATCCGCAAGGCACTTCAGCTGCGTTCATTGAAATTGCAAAGGCTGAAATTGGCACAATTGAGGAAGGCGACAACCTCACCAAATACGGCAAATTTACAAAGGCCGACGGACTACCTTGGTGCGGTTCTTTCGTCAATTGGTGTGCAGCACAAGCGGGCGTCAAGATTCATTCAGTTGTGGGCACTGCAATTGGTGCGCATAAGTTTAAAGAAATCAACCGTTGGTCAAATATGCCACAGTTGGGTTATTTGGCTTTTATGGATTTTCCTCATGACGGCGTTGACCGCATTTCTCATATTGGCATTGTTGTGGGTTTGATTGACGACAAAACATGCGTGACGATTGAAGGCAACACCAGTGGAACAGGCGACCAGCGAAATGGTGGCATGGTCATGGTAAAGGTGCGCAACGTTGGCAAAGAGATTGTTGGGTTTGGAATTCCCAAATTCGTACCTTACAAGGGCGAACACCCAACAGTTGAAATACCAAAATCGGGAGAAAAACCGACAAAGGAGAAAACAAAAAAATGGACAAAGCCAAAGCCTTAATCGCCTCATGGGCACGCTCATTCATGGCAGCAGCACTAGCCTTATACATGGCAGGTGTGACAGACCCAAAGACACTTGCAATGGCAGGTGTTGCAGCGATTGCACCAGTTGTTTTGCGCTGGTTAAATCCGCAAGATAAGAGTTTCGGGTTAACGGGGAAATAATCCGAAAACTCACCGCAGCAGGATTGGCTTGGGCACTTGCGCTAATCCTGACTGCGTGTGGGTATCAGGGTTGGACACGTTATGAATGTCAAGAATACAAAAACTGGTCGAAGCCTGAGTGCCAAAAACCGCAATGCGTCCCCACTGGAACGTGTACTGACGACATACTTGGATTCTCAACACTACAAACCAACACGCCGTCGAACCCCTGAGGACGTCCACGCGCAGCTGATTTTAATTATTGGTTCAACACTTGCAGCCGTGTTTTTAGTTGTCACCGTTGGCATAACTTACGCACTTATATTTGTCACTCAGCCGATTGGGGCACAAGCACCCAACGACGCAGCCTTTATTGACTTATTGAAAACCTTAGCCATTTTCCTGACTGGTTCGCTGGGCGGTGTACTTGCTGGAAACGGACTAAAATCCAAGTCAAAGTCAGGTGACACGCCGACAAACACGCAAGGTTCTTGATTTGGCGCGCCTTATGCGTCACCCTAAGTTCAGGTGGTAGTCGTTACCACCAAGAATCGGGAGAATTCAAAATGGTCGTTGACTTATTAGACCCGCAGACTTTGCGGGCTTTATTCCTAATCGGTGTACTTTGCACCTTAGCCGCTGCCCTGGGTTATTCATGGGGACACAAAGACGGAAGCCGTGAAGGCTATACACGCGGGCGTGCTATCAGTCGCCACATCTCACAACAAAAAAGGGCGGTCAAATAAATGGGTTTCCTGGATAACTACGAAGCAAGCCGTGAACGTTTAGAACGTTGGCTGAAGACCTACCCACTGGGACGCATTGAAACCAACATTGTTGAATTTAGTGCTGACAAAGGTTATGTATTAGTTGAAGCAAAAGCGTTTCGCCACGAAGACGATACACGCCCAGCAGCGGTTGATTTCGCTTACGGCTACCAGGGCGCATACCAACAAAACATGAAGCGTTGGTTTGTGGAAGATACCGTTACCTCAGCGATTATGAGGGTGCAACAACTTGTCATGGGTGGGGCTGAGAGAAGCACCAAAGAGATAATGGAACAGGTTGAAAAGACGTCAGCAAAGGTCGCAAACACTGACAAGGACTATGACTACTGGACAACCAAATTTGGTGACGTCCCCAGTTACAAGACTGAACAAGACATGGAAGCAGCTGGTGTTCCAACTTTGGCTTCAGGCGTCACAGAAATTGCAAAGCAACTGGGCGGTGAATTAGTTGCTGAATCGCCACAATGCCGTCATGGCCACCGTGTTTTCCGCAGTGGAAACAGTGCGAAGACTGGCAAGGACTGGGCAAATTATTCATGCGTAGGACGCAAGCCTGACCAATGCGACCCAATTTGGCTAGTGCTTACAAGCGACGGAACTTGGAAGCCACAAATATGAGGAAGCAAAGACTAATCAAAATACTTGTGTGTATTGAAGTTGTCTTGGTTTTGCTACTGATTGGGGTGGCATTTCTATGAGCGATTATTGGGAAGTAATACAAGTCAAAACAATGACTGGCAAACTTATGTGCGAAGGTGAAGTGGTTGCCGAATACAAAGTTGAGCAATGCGACAAGTGTTCAAGCATTGTTAAATTTGACGAATTTGGCTACCAAAAAGGCTATGGCAATGAAAAAATTATTTGGTTTTGTGCGGGTTGCCGTTGAAAATGACCTTAACGCGTGAGGAAGAATTTACGTGCCACGACGCAGCAATACATTTGGCAAAGGCCAACACGGATTATTGGCAAACACGCTCAGGCGGTTACTCAACTGAAAAATCACTTCATGACCTTATTGCACAAGACGCACAAAGTATCGGCAGCGAATGGGTCGTTGCCAAATACCTAAACGTTGACTTCAATCCATTTGAGCAAAAGGGCAAAACGAAGGCTGACGTAGGTTCTCACTTTGAAGTGCGTTGGACTAAGTACGTGTCAGGGCAGCTGATAATTCACGAATATGACCGCACTGACGACGTGGCAATCCTGGTCACTGGTGAATCACCGCATTTCTTCATTGCGGGTTGGATTCCCATTGCCATGGCTAAACGTCCCAAGTACCGACACAGTAAGCAACCCAATTGGTGGGTTACACAAATTAACTTGCAACCTATTGAAAACCTTAGGAGAAGTAACTATGGACACAGTTCAGTTTGAGTGCAGAAAATGCAAAAAGGTAACGAAACAAGTAATCCACAAGGTAACGGACAACCTTCCCGTCGGTGTGGAAGTGATTCAATGCACCAAGTGCGAAGTCATGGGGGTTGCACAGATAGGGACTTCAAATGCCAGTCTATGAGTTTAAATGCACGGTGTGCCAAATCAGTGTTGAGGTGGATAAGTCAATCCACGACGAACGCAACCCAATCTGCTGCGGGCAAAACATGAGCCGAACCTACTCAACCTTTGGCATTTCCTTCAAAGGCACGGGCTGGGGTGGGAAATGACCGAACGCCTTGACATGGATTTCGGTCACGACTTGATAGATAATGGGACGTCGGACGACTATTACACGCCGCCGTTTATCTTTCAGGGCTTAAACGTTGAATTTGATATGGACGTTGCTGCACCGCCTCACGGCGCACCTTGGATACCTGCAAAAAGGTCATTGACCATTATTGAGGACGGTTTGACAACGCCTTGGGTTGGTCGTGTTTGGTGCAATCCACCTTATTCAAACGTTACGCCATGGGCAAAAAAATTGATTGCACATAACAATGGCATTGCACTGGTACAAATGGCAAAATCTGCGTGGTTTAATTTGGTGTGGGAAAAAGCAAGCGGTGCATTGCCGTTGCAACCCAATTTGAAATTTATTAAATCAAACGGCGAAGCAGCTTCAATTCTCATGCCAGTCATATTGTTTGCGTTTGGTGAATCAAACCGTGACGTGTTAATAAACAGTGGATTGGGGCACGTTAGATGAATAGTTATACACAGGCGTTATCCACAGGCGTGCAAAACTTGTGGGACACGCCCAAGGCCATGCGTAAGTTATTAACTTCCTTGACAGTCGCGGTACGCTGGTTTCGCTTGAAGCGAGCCGCTGAGGCGGATTGCTCGCAAGGGCGTAATCGGCTAATGGGACGGGTCTATTTCATTTCGGCATTGCTTTCAATAACGAGCATTGCAAATGCAAATGCAGCTAACTATTCAATAGACCATTTGAAGTTATATGCACATTCTAGGATTCTTGACTATAAAGAATTCCAATGTTTCAACAAGATAATCACAAAGGAATCAAGGTGGTCATACACTGCAAAGAACGGGTCGCACTTCGGATTGGGTCAGATGAAGTCCAAGCACTACCGTGACTTAGACCCTTTCAGACAAATAGACGCAACTCTCAAATACATTACAATTCGTTATCAAACACCATGCAAAGCATGGGCGTTTCATCAGCAAAGGAATTACTTCTAATGACCAGTGCATTGAAGGACAATGGGAGTACCAGCAAATGGCGCAAGATACGTCAACGCATATTGAATCGCGACGGACATACTTGCCAGGCATGCGGTATGGACGGCAATTCGGTTGACCACATAACACCTAGAAGCCTTGGTGGTAGTGATGAGGACTGGAACTTGCAGACATTGTGCATTTCATGCAATTCAGCCAAAGGGGGGCGGTTTTTTAATAGCCCAGCGACACCCCTGACCCTTCCTGTTTTAAATTCCCCCCAAAACGGCTCAAGAAGCCACGAAAATGACTGAGAAGGTCATAACAGGTCACCAAGACCCCCTAGAAGCCTCAAACGGGCTTCAAACGGTTTTGGGTAGGGACGCAGACGGGCAAAATGCCTTATTTGGCGTTCAAACACCTAGAATCCACACGCCATTAAACGATTTGCCTTCACGCGGGGGTGAATTGGTTGATTTAGCCAGCAGCCTGGGCATTGAACTTTTAGAATGGCAAAAATTTGCGCTTGTTCACACGCACAAAGTCAAGCCTGACGGTCGGTGGGCTACGCCAGTCAACACGATTGTTGTCGCACGTCAAAACGGAAAATCATTTTTGCAGCTGATTAGAATTTTGGGTGGCCTTTTCCTATGGGAAGAAAACCTGCAAATTGGTTCGGCGCACCGCTTGTCTACTTCGCTTGAGCAATTTAGGGCAATGGTTCAGATTATTGAAAAGAATGATTCACTAGCAAAACAGGTCAAGAAGATTCGTTGGCAACACGGCGGTGAAGAAATCGAAACAATGGCTGGAAATAGGTTTATTGTGCGCGCTGGTGGTTCTGCTGCTCGTGGTGTGTCCCGACCTTCAACAATTCACCTGGACGAATTGCGCGAAATGACTGACATTGAGAGTTTTGCCTCATTGCGATACACCCTTATGGCTGCGACGAACCCCATGGTCATGGCGTACACAAATGCGGGCGATTCTTCCTCCGTAGTGCTGAACCAATTTCGGGACAGGGCATTGGCCAGCATTGCGGGGGTCGAAGACGACATTGGCTATTTTGAATGGTCAGCACCAACCGACGAAATAAGCGTGGAGAACGCACGGCACTCAAATCCGTCCATGGGCACTCTGATTCACGCTGACAACATAAAATCCGTGCTGAACGACCCACCTGACGTCGTAATGACTGAAGTGTTGTGCCGTTGGGTTGTGGCAATAAATAGCGCGGTGGATTCTGCCAGTTGGGGCAATTGCCTGGACAAGACCGTAGACCTTGACCCTGACAAATTGACATGGCTTGCCATTGACCTTTCACCTGATAGACGCCATGCAAGTTTAATTGGGGCGCAAAAACTTGGGGACGAAAAGTTCGTGGTCAAATTACTGCACACCTGGACAAATGAATTGCAATTGGACGATAAAGCCATTGCCAACGAATTGGCAGACTATGCCCGCAAGTATCCAACCGAATACGTGCTTTACAGTCGCAAAACCAGTGGCGCGGTCGCTGCGCGTCTTGCACCTGCTGGGATTCCCGTTTATGACATGGACGCCAGTTATCCGCAGGCGTGTGACGAAATGTTGTCGGCAATTAACTCAGGGCGTTTGCGTCATAAAGGGCAAAGCCAACTTTCGGAAGAAGTTTTAGCTGCGGTTCAATTGCGTCGTGGTGACGGTGGCTGGGTTATTGGAAGAAGGGCGTCACAGTCCGTGGTTTGCGGGGCAGTGGCCGTTTCACTCGTTTCACACTTTGCGACACGCCCGGAGAATGACCTTGACATAATGGTGGGGTAAACGTATAAGCCTGACACAATTCGGGCATGGCATTATTTGATTTATTCGCACGCAAGGTTGACGCTGCCGTTCCAGCGAAGACCATTGACGTGGACGCAGCTGCGGTTGCACCTTATTACAGTGAAGTAGGTAATTTATTCCTATTCGGTGGAATAGTTACCGCCTCACGCGCTGAAGCAATGAGTGTGCCAACCGTAGCGCGCGCCCTGGGAATCATTCAAACAATCGCGTCTTTACCAATGCACACACGCAATGAAGCAACAGGCGAGAAGGTTACGCAACCACGCGTTATCAACCAGCCTGACCCACGAATTCCAGGTTCAACATTTTGGGCGTGGATAATTTCGGATTTGTTCTTTTTTCCAAATGCTTATGCGTACGTCATGGACAGGTACGCAGACACGGGCAAAATCCGCGCAATGGAACGCATTGCACCTGAGCGCGTAACAATTACAACAAACGGCATGGGTTATGAAATTGCGTCTTATGCAATTGACGGTGCTTACGTTGACCCTGCAAACCTTGTTGTTTTCCAAGGATTCCAAGAAGGATTACTGAGCCGCGCAGGTCGCACGGTTCGTGCAGCAGCAGCCTTAGAGCGCGCAGCAATGAATTTTGCAGTTGAACCAATTCCTCAAATGGTTTTAAAATCAAACGGAACATCATTGCCAGCAGACCGCGTTGCAAAGTTGTTGAGCGCATGGCGCACCGCGCGTGCTAACAAATCAACCGCATTTTTAAACGCTGACGTTACCCTGGAGACACTTGGGTATGACCCAAAGAATTTGCAGCTAAATGAGGCGCGAAACTACGTTGCACTTGAACTTTCACGTGCAGCAGGTATTCCAGCCTACTTTACTGATTCACAACAAAGCACATTCACCTATTCCAATGCCTTGGACAAAAGGCGCGACCTTGTGGATTTTGCTTTCAGAAATTACATGTCCATAATTGAAGAACGCTTGTCATTTGCTGATTTCACACCAGCAGGAAACAAAGTGCGTTTTGACCTTGACGATTTCTTGCGTGGCAATCCTTACGAGCGTGCGCAAGTGTACGAAATCTTGAATCGAATTGGCGCAATGTCAATTGACGAAATACGCGAGGAAGAAGACCTACTGCTATGAAAAAAGTAATCACACCAATGCAAATCACCGCAGCTGATTCCAACAGTCGCACAATCACGGGGCGCATTGTCACGTTTGAGGAAACTGGTAACGCGTCAATTGGCAAAGTTCAATTCGCTGCTGGTTCAATCGAAGCAACTGCCGTTTTGCTTAATCTTGAACACGACCGCACACGCCGAATTGGCAAAACACTTTCAATTGAATCAAACGACAAGGGAATTGAAGCAACTTTCAAAATTGCAAACACAACTGCTGGAACTGACGCACTTGTGGAAGCGCAAGAAGGTTTGCGTGACGGATTCAGCGTTGAAGTTTCATTTGACGAATATGAGACATTGAAGGACGGAACAGTACGCATTTTGAAGGGTGAACTCACTGGGGTTGCATTAACTAGCGAACCAGCAATCCGTTCATCACGCGTCACCGAAGTCGCAGCAACAACAGGCGAAGAAGAACAAGTTTCAGATTCAACAATTGAACCTGAAGTCACACCAACAACAGAAGGAGACGAAGTGGAAAACACCGTCAATGACGCTTCAGCCGTAGAGACGGTCGAAGCCGCACAGTCAGTAACCGCACAATCAAACGCAGTGGGTGGTTGGAAATCAACACCACGCATTGAGTTAACTGCTGCAAAGTATCTTGAGAACAAGGTTCTTGCTGCAACAGGTGACGAAAACGCACGCCAATACGTTCTAGCAGCAGACAACACAACAGACAACGCTGGACTTGTTCCAACACGTCAGTTGACTGAAGTTATCAACGGACTAGGCACAACAATCCGCCCAAGCATTGACGCGATTTCTCGCGGTGCATTGCCTGACGCTGGAATGACTTTTGAAATTCCTAAAATTACTGCAATGCCAACAGTTGCAGTGACTGCTGAAGACGCAGCGTTTTCAGATACCGACCAAAACTCAGCGTTCCTTTCAGTGGACGTTAAGAAATTTGCCGGGCAACAAAAATTTTCGGTTGAGTTGCTGACTAGAACTTCGCCCCTCTTTTATGACGAGTTACTTCGTAACATGGTTGCAGCCATGGCTAAGGCGCAGGATAAGTACGTTAACGACCAACTTGTTTCAGGTGCAACTGCTGACGCAACTTCAATTGCAACATATCCAACTGCAACTGAATTGCTTGGTGTTATTTCTCGCGGTGCAGCAAGCGTTTATAGCGCAACTGCTGGACTTGCAAATCCATTCGCACGCAACATATTGGTTAACACATCACAGTGGGCAAACCTTATGACATTGAACGATTCAGGTCGTCCAATTTACAATGAAGTTACCAACCCACAGAACCAACCAGGATTGGCAACACCAACTTCGTTGCGTGGTCGAGTGGCTGGGTTAGATTTGTACGTGACGGCAAATACTTCTGCCACAACAGACATTGACGATTCAATCATGATTATTAACCCTGACGCATACACATGGTATGAAGGAACTTCATACCAATTACGCGCAGAATCAACTGCTGACGGTTCAATTACAGTCGGCGTGTATTCATTCGGTGCAGTCGCGACCAAAATTGGCGCAGGTGCATTTGGCGTGAATAAGACCTGATAACAACCAACTAATCATGCGGCGGTTTCTCCCGATTCCGCCGCAGCAGTCGAAAGGAAACGGACATGCCAGCCATTGTTACTGCAAGTCAATTGCGCACGGTGCTTGGTGTGTCCGTTTCACTTTATTCGGACGCCTATCTTGAGGAAATTATTAACACCAGTGAAGCGGTCATTTTGCCAATGCTGGTTGCAAATACTTCAGCAATTAACGCTTACAAACTAGATTCCAACGTGGCTTATTTCTACACTCAACGCGAACACCATTTTGTAGCAGGTCAATCCGTCATTGTGACTGGACTGCCAGCACCTTTTACTGCTACGCATACCGTCGTCAAATCAGAACTTTACTATTTCACCGCAGCACTCACTTCAACAAACGTGACTTTGCGCGACATAATCCCAACAGGCACGGCAACACTTTCAGGCTATTCCGCAGCTGATATTTACGCCACAAGTGCCCCAATTGAATCAGCCGTGCTTGCAGTCAGCGTTGAAGTCTTTCAGTCACGCGTCGCAGCGGGCGGTCAGATTGAGGGCGTAGATTTTGCCAGCACGCCGTATCGCATGGGTAGAAGTTTGACCAACAGGGTGTCCACATTACTTATGCCATTTTTAGACGTCGAAACGGTTTGTCAATAATGCCAGCCAATGCCGTCGCTGACACCCGCGCAGCCTTAGCCACCGCTTTTTCTTCACTTGCGGCAACTTGTTATTCAAGCGTTCCTGAATCACCAATTCCACCAGCAATCGTCATTGTGCCCGATTCGCCGTACATGGAAGTTGTGTTGATTGGCAAGGCTTCAACCAAAGTCAAAATCAACTTTGCAATCACTGCAATTGTTGCTTCAAATAGCAACGCAGGTTCACTAGACAACCTGGAAAAACTCATCATAGGAATTCTTGCGGCAATGCCCGCAGGATACGTTGTTGGCGTTGTTGAAAAGCCGACCGTATTGGAAGTAGGACAAAGCCCAATGCTGGTTGCTGACATAAACGTTTCGACGTACTACACACAAACAACATAGGGGACAAAATGCCAACGACAATCATAACTGGTCGCGATTTAGTCGTGACCATTGCAACCGTAAATTATGACGCACAAGCGACCAGTGCAACACTTGCGAATTCACCAACCGTGGAGACGTACCAAACACTTGACGGCAAGGCTTACAAGCACATTGACGACCAGTGGACATTTGACGTTTCAATGCTTGCAGACTGGGGCGCGGCTTCATCATTGTGCGAAGCATTGTGGACTGCATGCGAAAATGCACCAAACACAGTTTTGGCAGTTTCACTTACTGCCGTCACTGGTGCGGTTTTTGCGTTTAACGTAATGCCAGTATTTCCTTCAGTCGGCGGGGCAGCACCTGACGCGCAGACAGTTGACCTATCATTTATAGTGGTGGGAACACCTACTGAAACTTTCAGTTAAAAACTACTAATCGGGAGACAAAATGAAGTTACCAATCACAATTGAATATAACGACGGGACGCAGATAACTTACACGGCTGCGCCACCTGAATGGGTTCGTTGGGAAAAACATTCGGGTCATACCATTTCCCAAGCGCAGGAAAAAATCGGTATATCCGATTTAGTATTTCTTGCATATCACGCCATGAAACGCGAAGCAGCTGGGAAACCAGTCAAGCCAATCGAAGCATGGACGGAAACGATTTCCGAAGTGATAGTGGGTGAGGCAAACCCAAAAGCCACGCAGTCGGAAGCCTCAGCAGAATAGTTTGGGAGATAGCCCTGGCAACGGGGCTATCACCGAACGAATTTGAATCAGCCGAAGACATTTTGACGGTCATTGAGATTTTGGAAAGGCGAGCAAATGGCGACTGAAGCAATCAGTTACGACAAGAATGAATTGCGCGCCATTGTTCGTTCTTTCAAAGCAATGGACGACCAAGCATTGACACAAGCCAAAGAAGCAACCAGCGAATTGGCAACATATGTTCAGGGCAAGATTAAAGCAACCGCGTCAAGCCGTACGCGCAACCTGGTTGACAATCGTGTTGCCGACGGTTCAAAGGTTTCCAAGTCTTCAAAAGTTGGTGAAATCTCATTTGGTTACGCGGGGCAAAAACTAAGCGGTGGCGCAACAACTCAGCAAGTATGGGGTGGCGTTGAATTTGGTTCAAACAAGTACAAGCAATTTCCAGTGTGGTCAGGGCGTGAAGGTCGCGGTTCACGTGGCTGGTTTATTTATCCAACCTTGCGAAGCGTTCAACCCGAAATCATTAAGAAATGGGAAGAATCGTTTTCCAAAATAGTAAAGGAATATGACTAATGGCTGGCAGTCGTACTCTTAAACTTTCAATCCTTGGTGACGTTGATAATCTCAACAAGTCGCTTAAATCTGCAACCCAAGACGTTGATACATTTGGGGACAAGATTGGCAAGACTGGCAAAATGATTGGCGCGGCCTTCGTTGCCGCTGCCGCTGCTGCTGGTGCTTATGCCGTCAAAATAGGCATTGAAGGCGTCAAAGCCGCCATTGAAGATGAGAAAGCGCAAACACAATTAGCCCTGGCCTTAGAGAACGCCACAGGGGCAACCACGGCGCAAATAGCAGCAACGGAACAATCTATTCTTAAAATGTCACTTGCCACGGGTGTGGCTGACGACCAACTGCGTCCAGCCTTGGGTCGCTTGGTTCGTTCAACGGGCGACATTACACAGGCGCAAAATTTACTTTCAACCGCACTTGACGTATCAACTGCAACAGGCAAGCCACTGGAAACGGTTGCAAATGCGTTGGGCAAAGCCTACGAAGGCAACACAACTGCCCTGGGCAAATTAGGTTTAGGCATATCAGCTGCGCAACTAAAAACCATGTCATTTACCGACGTCCAAAGTCGTCTTTCAGATTTATTTGGCGGGGCTGCTGCTCGCAACGCTGACACTTACGCGGGGCGCATTGCCCGTATGCAAGTGGCATTTGACGAAGCCAAAGAAACAATTGGTTTTGCTTTATTGCCAATACTTGAAAAGGTTATTAACTTTATCAACCAAAACGCCTTGCCAGCAATCAACGCATTTTCAAACGCTTTCAGTCTTCAGGGCGGTGGTCTTGGTGGCTACATCACACAAGTTGGCAACTTAATCAGCGCAACATTTACGCCAATCATTAACGGCTTGGTAAAGGCATTTGGCTACGTCAAAAATGCTATTGGTGACAACCTTGACACATTCAAAGAATTTGGCGGTTACATTGCAACCTATCTTGCACCAGTTATCGGCACGGTACTTGGTGGGGCGTTGCAAGTTGCAGGCAAAATTGCTGGTGGCGTAATTGACGTCATTGCAGGCGTGGTCAGGATTTTAAACGGTTTGATTTCGGGTGCGGTTGCTGGAATCAACGCCTTGATTTCTGCCTACAATGCCATTCCCTTTTTGCCTAATGTTTCAAAGATTTCAACGCCAACAGTTAGCGTGCCTACAATCAAGACACCAACCGTTTCAACCGCAGTGCCGTCAATTCCAACAATTTCAGCACCGTCAGGCGGTGGGGCAACTACTTCAGGCGGTGGTGTGGCTAAAGCTGCAAGCGTTGCTGCAAGCGTTGCTGCGTCAGTGGCTGGTGGTGGTGGATTTACTGATTCACAGAACGCGGCGCGTTTGGCAGCTATGGGGGGCGGTGGGTTCACCGATTCACAAAATGCAGCCCGTATCAGCATTACAGTTAACGGGGCGATTGACAAAGAAGGCACTGCCCGCACAATCGTTGAAACCTTGAATAGTTCGTACTACCGTGGCACGGGTGGTGCAACCGCGCTTGTGGCAATCTAATGACACAGTGGAATCCCGTTTGGAAAGTTGAAATTGACGGCGTTGAATATACTGACGCGGTTTTGGCAAACCTGGTTATTCGCAGCGGTCGGACAAATATCTATGAACAGGCGCAGGCAGGTTACGTTAATCTTCAGTTAATTGACCTTGCACAAACAACCATTCCCGTGTCAATTAACTCAACAATTGGTGTTTCCGTCAAAGACACCTCAGGAACATTTGTTGCAATTTTTGGTGGCAATGTAGTTGATATTGGCTTAGAAGTCCGTGACGTAGGTTCAACCATGTTCACGCAGACTTATTCAATCACCGCACTTGGTGCGCTTGCCCGTTTGCCAAAGTCATTGACGGAAGGTGTGCTTTCAAAAGATTTTGACGGCAATCAAATTGCCACAATTTTGGGTCAAGTTTTATTTGGTTCATGGGCTGAAGTTGCTGGGGCGGTTACTTGGGCGACTTATGACCCAACAACTACGTGGGCAAATGCCGAAAACAACGGGCTTGGGACAATAGACACACCAGGAAACTACGAATTGGCAGCACGAACAAGTTCCACAGTTGACGTTTATTCACTCGTTTCAGCACTTGCAACTTCAGGTTTGGGTTATATTTCTGAAAACGCACTGGGACAAATTGAATATGCAGATTCGACACACCGCACGACATACCTTGCAGCCAATGGCTACGTTGACCTTGATGCCAATCAAGCGCGTGGGGCTGGGCTGAGGATTGAAACCCGCGCAGGCGACGTTCGCAATTATCTAACAATTAAATATGGCGCAACCAGTTCCAGCGAAAAAACGGCATTTGACGTGACTTCAATTGGTCAATACGGCACACTTGCCCAAATCATTTCAACAACCTTACACAACGCAGCTGACGCCGAAAGCCAAGCCGATTTCTATCTGTCACTAAGAAAACAACCGCAGCCAATCTTTAGCGAAATCACGTTTGACCTGACAAATCCTGAATTGGACAATTCTGACAGAGACAACCTTATTGGCATTTTTATGGGTGAAGCCGTGGCACTAAACAACTTGCCTTTAAACATGAGTTCAGGCGCATTCCAAGGGTTCGTTGAAGGCTGGTCGTTTCAGGCTTCCTACAACCAACTTTCGGTCACCTTGCTACTTTCACCACTTGCTTACTCATTACAGGCAATGCGTTGGAATGACGTTCCAGTGACAGAAATTTGGTCAAGCGTGTCGCCGACACTTGACTGGGAAAATGCGACAATAGTCGCCTAAGGAAAGGAAACACAAATTACAAATCCCACAAGCAACTATGGTTTTGTTCTCCCAACGGCGAGCGATTTAGTCACGGATTTGCCCGCAGATTTTGAAGTGGCATTGCAAGGCGTTGATACACGGCTGAAAGCATTAAATCCGGAAACAACTTTAGGCGATATTGCCTACGCTTCAGCAACCGCCAACACAAACACGCGTCGAGCAATTGGCACAACTGGACAAGTTTTGACGGTGTCAGGTGGTGTTCCAACATGGGCTACACCAGCAACTGCTGCAAGTGGTATGACCTTTATTAACCGCACAACATTTTCAGCCCAAGCATCAGTCACAATAGATTCAATTTTTACATCAACCTATGAATCCTATTTGATAGTAATTGAAAGAATACAAGGCACGACTGGCAGCGATGATTTACAAATGCAGTTACGCGTTGGAGCATCTACAACAACAACAAACTATTTTGGCACGACTGTTAGAAATACCACTAGCGCAATTTTTGCTAATTCTGCAAATGTCGCACAATTTACTTTGGCCGACAATATAGGCAAAGCCAACCAACCTGACCAACTCAATTTTATTATTACCAATGTTGGAAATAGTAGCGAAATACCTACATATTCAGGCACTGGCGTTGAAGGCGAAACACCAGGTGGTGTAATTTTAATGGGTGGCACAAATATGACTGCGGCAACTTATACAGGTATTTTATTAAAACCTTCTGCTGGAACAATGACTGGTGAAGTAACTATCTATGGATTGGCGAAAGCATAATGACAAATGACAGCGTAACTATTTACGACCACGCAACAGGTGAAACTGTTGTTCGTGAAATGACTGATTCTGAGCAAGCAATTAGAAATGCTGAAGTGGCAGAATCTAATGCAGCAAAAACGGCTAAGGCTGCCGAAGCCGAAGCGGTTGCACAAGCCAAAATTGAAGCGGCTGCTAAATTAACTGCACTTGGTATTGACCCAAAGGCACTTGGGCTATAAGTGGAACACTTGACTAAGATGTATCCGCAAGGCACTTCGGCTTCGTTAATTGAGATTGCAAAGGCTGAAGTGGGCACAATTGAAGAAGGCGACAATCTGACGAAGTACGGCAAATTTACAAAAGCCGACGGTTTGCCATGGTGCGGGTCATTCGTCAATTGGTGTTGCGCACAAGCGGGCGTCAAGATTCATTCAGTCGTGGGCACTGCAATTGGGGCACACAAATTTAAAGAAACAAACCGTTGGTCAAACATTCCACAGTTGGGCGCTTTGGCGTTTATGGATTTTCCTCATGACGGCGTTGACCGCATTTCTCATATTGGCATTGTTGTGGGTTTGATTGACGACAAAACATGCGTGACGATTGAAGGCAATACTAGCGGAACAGGCGACCAACGAAATGGTGGCATGGTCATGGTGAAGGTGCGCAACGTTGGCAAAGAGATTGTTGGGTTTGGAATTCCCAAATTCGTACCTTACAAGGGCGAACACCCAACAGTTGAAATACCAAAATCGGGAGAAAAACCGACAAAGGAGAGAACAAAAAAATGGACAAAGCCAAAGCCTTAATCGCCTCATGGGCACGCTCATTCATGGCAGCAGCAC